ATAACTCAACGATTGCTGGTTTGTCTAAAGATGGCAACTACTTCTTGATCAATTTGGGCAATGGTTACTTCAAGTTAGCTGGTAACGGTACTAACTCATACTCTTATCGCCAAGCTGCTTATTCTACAAATCCAGTCAATATTACATCCACTGGTCAGGGTAGTGAGCACTCGATCACAATTGCTACCGAAAACTATAATAATGAACCATATCTGCTGCCTACAGCACTGTATGTAAAACCAACTTCATATGCTCTACATAGACCATTTGATGGTGGTGTTGAGATCAACCCAGGTGCATCTGCTGATTCTTCAATTGTCAGACAAACCAGAAGATACTTCCGTTATCAGTCAGGTAAAGGTCTGCAGTATTCAACTGCAACCAACTTCAATCCACCAATTGAAGTAAGTTCAATTGTTGCTGGTACTGATGGAAATGGTGACCCAATTGCAACTGTAAGAACTAGAAGACCACACTTCCTTGAAGCTGGTGACTCTATCTCTATGAGAGACACATCTGTTTCGACTGGAACTAACTATTTCAACACTGAAAATGGAACTGTTGCTACAGTTCTGACTGATTTTACGTTCACCTACAGTCTTGCAGGATCTCCATCAGATGTAACACCATCTGGTTTCCCAACACTCAATAAGAACGGTTGGATCAATTCAGTTGTTCGCGCTGGTATGTTTGATGACCAAAATGGATTCTTCTTTGAGTATGATGGTCAGAATCTCTATGCAGTTAGAAGATCTTCTACTCAACAAACTGCTGGTGAAATAACTGTCACCAAGGGTTCTCAGATCGTAAATGGTCAAAACACAATCTTCACTAAGCAACTTGCTCCTGATGATTATGTTGTTATCCGTGGTCAATCTTACAGAATCGCATTCGTTGTTTCAGATTCAAGACTGTATCTGACCAAGGCATATGAAGGCGTATCATCATCAAATGTCATTATGACTAAGACTGTTGATACTAAGACCCCACAATCCCAATTCAATATTGACAGATGTGATGGTACTGGTCAAACAGGATTTGAAATGGATCTGAAGAAACTTCAGATGTGCTACATTGACTACTCCTGGTATGGTGGTGGTAAGATCCGCTACGGATTCAAGGATCAGTTTGGTAAGGTCTTCTACGCTCACCAGTATGTACACAGTAACAAGTTTACTGAAGCATACTTCAGATCTGGTAACCTGCCAGCACGTTATGAGGTAGCGAATCTTGGTGACAGAGTTGCTGGTGCTAGATTCTCTCCATCACTGTTCCACTGGGGTGCATCTGTTATTATGGATGGTCAGTTCGAGGATGACAAGGCATACTTGTTCTCCGCATCATCGGATACTACATATCTGCTGAACCAAAAGTCAGACGGTGACGAGGATCAGGCAAACAGAGAATATCCAATGCTGTCGATTAGACTTGCACCATCAGTTGATGCTGGTGTAACTGGTAACCTTGGTACTAGAGATCTGATCAACAGAATGCAACTTCAGTTGAAGCAAGTCTCAATTACCGTCTCTGACGGTGGAACCTCAGTTGGTGCATCAGTCAACCAGCAATCTCAGGATCCTAGAAAATCTTGTACAATTAGACTGGTTCTGAATGGTGACCTTTCACAACCTAACTGGTCTGGTGTTGGTTCTCCTGCACTGTCCCAGGTAGTCTTCCACTCACACGCAACAGATTCCGAATTCGCTAAACTAATTGACCGTGTTTCTAACGGAATTACATTGTTTGAGTTCAGAGCAAATGCAAACGATACTACAGTTCAAGAACTGGGTGAAATTGCAACTCTGGGTAACTCAATCCTTGGTGGAGATTATACCTTCCCCAACGGACCTGACACTCTGACTGTTGTCGTTATCCCTGACGATACTTACGAGAGTACTTCTAGAAGATACACTATTGCTTCTGCTAGAGTCTCCTGGTCTGAATCTCAGGCATGATACAGATCAAACCCTCCTTCGGGAGGGTTTTTTCATAAATACATAAAAGGGTTCCCGTGGGTACGTAAATGTCAGCAACTAAACCTGCTACCAAAGCTGAGTTGAAAGAATATTGTTTGAGACGACTGGGTAAGCCAGTTATTGATATCAATGTTGACGACTCACAAGTTGAAGATCTTGTTGAAGAGGCAGTACAATATTATAATGAAAGACACTTTGAAGGTGTCGAAAGAATGTTCCTGAAGCATGAGTTCACTGCTGCAGATGTAACTCGTTTCAAATCAGGTAACGTAACAAATACTTCACCAAGTGGAGATGCTTGGGAAGAGAGAAATAATTATATTGAAGTGCCAGATCATGTTATCGGCATCAATAAAATTTTTGGTATGTCATCTTCTGCCATTCGTGGAAACATGTTTGGCATTGAGTATCAAATCTTTCTCAATGATCTTTATCAATTTGGTGCTGTAGATATTCTCAACTACTACATGACAAAATCATATCTTGAGGATCTCGATTTTGTCTTGAATAGTGGTGCAATGGTACAGTTTAGATTCAACAAAAGAGTTGATAGATTGTATATTGATGTAGACCCTAATGATGTAAAAGAAGGACAGTTCATTGTAATCGATTGCCATAGAGCACTCGATCCTACTACCATGACTCAGGTATACAATGATTCTTTCCTGAAAAAATATCTCACTTCACTGATCAAAAGACAGTGGGGTCAGAATCTAATCAAGTTCAAAGGTGTCAAGTTCCCAGGAGGAGTAGAACTTGATGGCAGACAAATCTATGATGATGCTATTGGCGAGTTGAAAGATCTGGAAGATAAGATGCTTTCAACATATGAACTTCCACCACTAGACATGATCGGTTGATATGGCAAGTCAAAAGAGTTCATATTTTCCTGCCTATGGTGGGACAACAGCAGAACAAACTCTCGCTCAGGACTTGATCGACGAACAGATCAAGATCCATGGTAGCACTGTTTATTATCTGCCAAGAACATTGAACAAGATAGATAGTCTTTTTCATGAAGACACTATCTCATCCTTCGATGCGTCTGTAGAAATCGAAATGTATCTAAAGAGTTATGATAAATTCGATGGTGTTCAGGACGATACCCTGACTCGCTTCGGACTGAAGAATAACGATGCTCTTACATTTGCAGTATCAAAGCGTAGGTGGCAACAAGAGTTTGATGGAAACTTTGCGGGTAAGTTAGCAGATGATCGTCCTGCAGAAGGAGATCTTATTTTCTTCCCACTTACTAAAGGATTATTTGAAATCAAATATGTAGAGCACCAAGCAGACTTCTATCAACTTGGTCAGTTCTATACATATGATCTTAGATGTGAACTCTTTGAATACTCTGGTGAAGATCTCAATACTGGAGTTGATGAGATCGACGATATTGAACTTGAAAGATCTGTCAAGACAAGTATTGTCTTTGATGACACTGCTGCCCATAGTGGTACATTCCAGGCTGAAGAGCAGGTTGTAGGCGCTACAAGTGGTGCTACAGCAACAACAGTATCTTGGGATGGTACAAACTATATTCTTGTAGTATTTGATAAGAGTAAGAATTTCTTGGAAGGAGAAGTCATTACTGGACAAACTTCTAATGCTACTTGGACAATGAAGCAATCTACTATCTCAGGTTCTCAGCAAATTGAGACTCAGTATATAACTGATAGTACGGAAGATAATACATATAATAGGAGTATTGAATCTTATGCTGATAGCATACTTGACTTTACTGAGAAAAATCCATTTGGTGAATTCTAATGTTTGGAGACTATTTTTACAACGAAGTACTTAGGAAAACTGTAGTTGGTTTTGGTACGCTTTTCAACAATCTTGAAATCAATAGATTTGATGCTTCAGGAAATGTTGTAGAAGTTTCCAAAGTTCCATTATCATATGGACCAACTCAAAAGTTTTTAGCAAGGATTCAACAGCAACCTGATCTTCAAGGCAAGGATGTTCAGATTGTGCTGCCTAGAATGTCATTTGAAATTCTTGGTATGCAATATGATCCTACAAGAAAGTTAGCACCTCTCAAGACTATCATTACTCCCAAAGACGGTGATGCTAATAAGATTACTAAACAATTTATGCCTGTTCCATATAATGTCAATTTTGAATTGGCAATATATGTAAAGAACCAGGATGATGGTCTTCAAATCGTAGAACAAATTCTCCCGTTCTTTCAACCATCTTTTAGTATCACTGTAAAGATGATCAAGGAAACTGATGAGAAAAGAGATATTCCTATCGTATTGAACAGTATTGACTATAGAGATGAGTATGAAGGTAACTTTGACAAGAGACAAGTAATTATCTGGACTCTTCAATTCACTGCTAAAACTTATCTGTTTGGTCCAGTTGCAGATTCTGGAGTTATCAAGTCTGCTATTACAAATATGTATTCAGATACAAATACAACTACTGCAAGGAGAGAAGTTACTTATACTGTCACACCTAAGGCAACAACTGACCAAGATAGTGATACTGATGTAGATGCAGACGATACTTCATTATTGACTTCACTTTATGATGAAGACTTTGGATTCAGCACCTCTATTACATTCAATTCATTCTAAGAACCATGAAAGATTTTGATACCATTGACAACGCATTTGATGTGAAATCTACAGAAATTGTAGAAGCACCAATAAAATCTGAGATAAAGAAAGTTGAGTCTGATCCAGATCAAGACTATGATTATACGAGAGGTAATTTATATTCTCTCATTGAAAAGGGTCAAGAGGCAGTCAATGGTATTCTTGAATTGGCACAGGAGTCAGATTCTCCCAGAGCATATGAAGTTGCTGGTCAACTTATCAAGAACGTTGCTGACGCCACAGATAAGTTGATTGATCTTCAGAAGAAGATGAAGGATCTTGGAGAGGATAAATCTCCAACTCATGTAACAAATAATGCTGTCTTTGTGGGTAGTACAGCAGAATTGCAGAAGATACTAAAGCAATCACAAAAGGATAAATAGTATAAACTGACTGTCTCTAGATGAAAAAAGTAGACAAACTAATAGAGAAAAGAATACAGTCTATGGGATACATCTACATTGTAGAGTTTTCCTATAGAGGTAGAAGAAAGTATTCCCAGTTTTTCTATCGTCAAGGAAATGTTGTCAAAAGACAAGATATCCAAGATGATTTGGAGAAAGTATATCCTGGTGCTATTCTTTTGTCATTCTCTAGGTCAGAGCAGAATCCCGCTTTACCTCTGATTGTTATGAAAGAAGATCTTCGCGATTGGTTTGGCAAAGGTAAGAAAGGTGGTGCTGGTGGCGGCGGTTGGGATCGCTATAACACCAAAGGCGAGCGTGTTGGCAAGTGTGCTAGAGAACCTGGCGAACCAAAACCAAAATGCTTATCCAAAGAGAAAGCAGCAAAGATGTCAAAGTCTGAGATCGGTAATGCTGTAAAGAGAAAGCGTAAAGCAGATCCAGTTGCAGATCGTAAAGGTAAGGGAGGAAAACCCAAAATGGTATCCAATAATATTGGGGAGGAGTACATCGAAGAAAAGAATGTACCAACCAATCCAGCACTCTGGTCTAAGATGAAGTCCAGAGCAAAAGCAAAGTTTGATGTCTATCCTTCAGCGTATGCGAATGGATGGGCAGCAAAGGAATACAAAAAAGCAGGTGGTGGATGGAAGTCTTCTACCAGCGAATCATATGGTGGCGGGGAGCGTAAATTTTGCCAGTTATGCGGCAAACAAGAAAGTAGAATGGAGTGTGGATATGGTCCTGAAATGTGGGACAAGTTCACAATCGCATCTGTTCACCCAACAAACGAATCATTTAGTGAGCAAGTTCTAGCAGAAAAGAAAGGTCCTTGTTGGAAAGGATACAAGCAAGTTGGAATGAAAAATAAGGGTGGTAAACAAGTCCCAAATTGTGTACCAGAGGAAAAGAAATCTTTCAAGGACTTTACAGAAGGTGCAGCATGGACAAAGAAATCAGGAAAGAATAAAGAGGGTGGTCTCAATGAGAAGGGACGTAAGTCCTACGAAAGAGAAAATCCTGGTTCTGATCTAAAAGCACCTTCAAAGGAAGTTGGCAATCCTCGTCGTAAATCTTTCTGCGCCAGAATGTCTGGTATGAAGAAGAAACTTACTTCTTCAAAAACTGCTAACGATCCCGATAGCAGAATCAATAAGTCCCTTAGAGCTTGGAATTGTTAATAAGGAGGTAAGTCATGGCACAATGGAACAAAGACGCTCAAGCATATAGAGCACAGGACACAACAAACTTTGAAGTTGTGATGCTTGCCGATGAAAACGGCAATCCACTCAACAGTTATGGTGCTGCGGCTAACATTCCTATTGCTGCTGGACTGTTAGACGGATATTCACACATCAATAAGTTTGGATATAGAACATCATTTGCTTCTACATATCAAGCAATCTGGGACGGAACTACAGCATATCCATATATTGGAACTGCTGG